GCCAAGAATACGCAGATTCGTTAGCCCGGCGCGGATTCGGTGACTGAATGACCGCGAAGACCGAAAAAAAAACCCGACCGGACGACGCCCAGGCGAAGCGGGACGCCGAGCGGTACGAGGACATCAAGTCCCGTGGTGAGCAGCGAGCCCGCCGCGTGTCAGCGGCCGGCCGCGAGATCGGGTCGCCGCCGGAAGTTGTCGACGCCGGCCGGCGCGACGGCACCCGCTCCGACTTCCGGCTCTTCTGCCAAACGTACGCCGCCGAGTCGTTCCCATTGGCGTGGTCGCCGGACCATTTGACGGCGATCGCCAAGATCGAAGGCGCTGTCCTCCGCGGCGAGCTGTTCGCCTTCGCCATGCCTCGCGGCTCCGGCAAGACGACGCTCTGCGAATGGGCATCGATCTGGGCGTTGCTCCACGGTCACCGGCAGTTCATCGTAATCGTCGGGTCGGATCAGGCAATTGCCGAGCAGATGCTCGATTCGATCAAGAGTCACCTCGAGCAGAACGACCTCCTGGCCGACGACTTCCCGGAGGCGACCTACCCGATTCGGGCGCTCGAGGGAATCAACAAGCGGGCGAGGGGGCAGACGATCGACGGAAAGTCGACCAAGATTGAATGGGGATCGGACCAGATCACGCTCGCCACCGTCCCCGGCGGGGCATCTTCCGGGGCTGCCGTCCGCGTGGCCGGCATCACCGGCCGCATCCGCGGCCTGCGTCACACCCGTCCCGACGGCCGGACGATTCGGCCTGACCTCGTGCTGATCGACGATCCGCAGACCGACGAGTCGGCGGCGAGCCCGTCGCAGTGTGCCACCCGCGAGCGGACGTTGTCCGGTGCCATCCTCGGCCTTGCCGGCCCCGGCAAGCGGATCAGCGGGCTCTGCACCGTCACCGTCATCCGCACCGACGACCTGGCGGACCGGCTCCTGGATCGGCAGAAGCATCCTTCATGGCAGGGCGAGCGGACGAAGCTCGTCTACGAGTGGCCGGACGCCGAGGACGATTGGAGCCAGTACGCCGAGCTGCGGCGCGAGGGTCAGCGGGACGGCACCGGAACCGGCGCGGCCGACGATTACTACCGTCAGCGGCAAGCCGCGATGGACGCCGGCAGCCGCGTGGCGTGGCTGGAGCGGAAGTCCCCGGACGAACTGTCGGCGATTCAGCACGCTTGGAATCTGCGGATTGACCGCGGGGAAGCGGCGTTTAACGCCGAGTTCCAGAACTCGCCGTTGGCCGACGACATAACAACCGACAAGCTCGACAAGCGGCAGCTCCCGCTGCGTGCGACGAACATCGCACGCGGGATCGTGCCGGCCGGTCACACGAAGCTGACCGCGTTCGTGGACGTTCAGGACCGGTTGCTCTACTGGCTCGTCGCGTCGTGGTCGGAGTCCTTCGGCGGGCACGTCGTGGCCTACGGGGCTCACCCGGATCAGGGCTCGTCGTTTTTCGAGGCGGGATCGGCGCGGAAGACGTTGGCACTCGCATCGCCAGGGGCCGGCTTTGAGGCGGCGCTACGTGCCGGCCTGGACGAGACGGCGCGGCTGCTCCTTGCCCGCGACTGGCCGCGGGAAGACGGCGTGCCGATGCGGATCTCCCAGCTCATGGTCGATTCCAATTGGGGGCAATCGACGGCAGTGGTGAGAAACTTCGCCCGGTCGTCTCCGTTCGCGGCGCAGATCCTTCCGAGCCGCGGAAAGGGTGTCGGTGCGAGCGGGACGCCGATGGGGCCGCGGAAGAATCGTGGCGACCGCGGCGGCCTGAATTGGCTCGTCGGTAAGACGCTCGAGGGCGTTCAGATTGAGGCGACGTACGACACGAACTTTTGGAAGACGTTCACGTCGGCTCGGCTTCGGCTCGGCCTCGGCGATCCCGAGGCAATCATGTTTCACGCCGGCAATCACGAGATGTTGATTGAGCACCTCGTGGCAGAGTTCCCGGTACGTGTCGAGGCCCGCGGCCGGAGCGTGGACGAGTGGAAGTCGGTCGCCCGCGAAAATCACTGGTGGGATTGTCTCGTCGGGTGCGCCGTCGCGGCGTCGATCACCGGCCTCGAGCCGGCCGCCAGCGAGGGCGGATTTCGCAAGCGCAAGAAGGTCGCCATCCCCGCCGGGCCTGACGGCCGGCGGAAGATCGTGACCAAGCGGTTGAAGTAACAGCCACACCCCCTCTCGATCCGTTGCTGCCTCCGCGATCGTGGAGGCATGAGCGACGAGATTGCATCCAAGATCGACACGGTGGCCCAGGGGCCGGCGTCCGTCCAGACGGACGCGGGCACGGTCGTTGCGCAGTCGATCCCCGACATGATCGAGGCCGACAAGTACCTCGCCTCAAGGGCTGCCGTCGGGGCGAGCAACACGCACCGCGGGCTGCGGTTCAACACGCTCAAGCCCCCAGGGAGCGTCTGACATGGCGAAGAAGCCACAGATCGGATTCACGCCCGGCAAGCCGGCGGCACCCAAGGCGCGGACCGGCCGCAAGCCGGCCGCCCGTTCGCCGCGTCAGATCACGGTCGCCAAGAAGGCCGTCCGCGCCCGGTTCGACGCCGCCCAGACGAGCGACGATAGCCGGCATTGGGCGAACTCTGATTCCCTCTCGGCGAACGCTGCTCTTTCGCCGGAAGTGCGGCGCATCATTCGCAACCGCGCCCGCTACGAGCGCGGCAACAACGCATACGTTCACGGGATCTGCGTCACCAAGAGCAACGACCTCATCGGCATTGGTCCGCGGGTGTTGCTCTCGACCGGCGACGCTGTGGCGGACCGCGCTATCGGCCGAGCGTGGTACGACTGGTCTTGGTCTATCAGGCTGGCCGACAAGCTGCGCGTCGCCACCGAGGCGAAGTTTCTCGACGGCGAGGCGTTCGCGCTACTGTTCACGAATCCGCGGCTGGACGATCGCGGCGTGCAGCTCGACCTGCGGCTGATCGAAGCCGATCAGGTCGCCTCGCCGGCGTACCACTACGAGCAGACGATCTCGCCTGACGGCTCGATGGTGGACGGGATCGAGCTGGACCGGCACGGGAACGTGATTGCGTTCCACGTGCTGAAGTCGCACCCCGGCAGCAACTACCTGATCGGAATCAGCGAGTTCGATCGCATTCCGGCGGAAGACATCCTGCACTGGTTCCGCTCGACGCGGCCCGGCCAGCACCGCGGGATCTCGGAGCTGGCGTCGTGCCTGCGGCTGACGGCGAACATGCGGCGCTACACCGAAGCCGTGATCCGCGCCGCGGAGATCGCTGCCGACCTAGCCGCGTTCGTTCACTCCAACTCGCCGGCGGCGTCGGTCGACGAAGTCGAGCCGTTTGCCGCGATCGAGATCGAGAAGGGGACGATGACCACGCTGCCGGAAGGCTGGGATATTTCCCAGCTCAAGGCGGAGCAGCCGACCAACACGCACCAGGCGTTCACGCGAACGATCCTGGGCGAGATCGCCCGCGGCGTGAATCTGCCTTACCACAAGGCCGCTTTCGACGCCTCGTCCTACAACTTCTCGTCTGCCCGCCTCGACGGCAGCCTGCACGATCAGAACGTCCGCGTTGACCGCGACGAGCTGGAGCGGTCGTGGCTCGACCGGATCTTCGCCGCGTGGCTCGATGAGGCTCTTCTCGTCCCCGGCATGATCCCCGACGACCTTGCGCCAGTGAGCGACTGGAATTGGACTTGGGTTTGGAATGGCAACGACGGGATTGATCCCGTCAAAGAGGCCAACGCCACCGAGACGAAGCTCTCGACGCTCACGACCAGCCTGTCTGCCGAGTACGCACGTCAGGGCAAGCAATGGGATGAGGAGCTGCGGCAGATCGCCGCCGAGCGGCAGCTCATGGGCGAGCTGGGGCTCTCGCTTGGTGACCGGCCGTCCCAGATCGTCATCCCCGATCCCACGCAGGGAGCCAACGCATGACGAATCTCTCGATTCAAGCTGCCGTCAAGTTCCTTGCCGCCGACGCCTACGGCGAAGGCCAAGAGCTGTCGACGCCGCGGATTCCGCGGTTCTCGATGGTGGGCTACACCGGCGGCATCATCCGCCAGGCGTGGAGCAAGGAACCGATCGTCATCGACCTCGCCGGCATGACCGTGCCGTCGGTGATCCCGATCGTGTTCGGTCACGACTACGCGCTTGAGTCGGTGCTCGGTCAAGGCACCGGCAGCGTCGGCGGCCAGCTCGTTATCGACGGCGCGATCCTCGCGCAATGCGAAGCGGCCATGCAGGTCGTCCAGCTCGGCGACCGCGGCTACCAGTGGCAGGCATCCGTCGGCGCGGACGTTGACGAGCAGTCGCTCGTCGCCGCCGGCGACACCGCACAAGTCAACGGGCAGACCTTTCAAGGTCCGGTCCGAATCGTAAAGCGCTCCACGCTGCGGGAGTGTTCGTTTGTCACCCTTGGGGCCGACGCAGCGACGGCCGTCACCATTACCGCCAACACGGCGGGGGAGTCTCCTATGTCCGCAGAGACGCAGGCCGCCGTCGACGTGATGCCGACCGGCCCCGATGTTCAACAGGCCGATATGCCGACCGGACCCAGCGACGTTGCATCCGCCGCGCCGAAGCTGGATCTCGTCGCCATTCGCGCCGAGGTGGTCGCCGATGTCACCCGCCAGGTGAAGGCCGATTTGCTGAACGATCTCCGCGTCAACCGCGGCGGTCCGGCGATCCACGCCAGCAAGCCGGCCCTCGACGATGACAAGGTTACGATCGCCGCGATGGCGATTGTGGGCGGGCTCGGCAAGCAGGTCGAGCAGCAGTACGGCGATTCTCCGATGATCGAGGCCGCTCACGCGCGGTCGCGGACCATCGGCCTTCAGGACGTGCTCGTCAGCGCGGCTCGCAAGGGCGGCTACGACGGCGTCCACAAGGTCACGGCGTCGAACATCGCGGTGGTGCTGCGGGCGGCTTTCGCCACCCACAACATCTCCAACATCCTCGCCGCGACTTACGGCAAGTACCTGCTGACCGGGTTTGAGGCTGTAGAGTCGGTGTGGGATCAGATCAGCCTGATCCGACCGCTCAACGATCTCAAGGCCGCGACCGGGGTGCGCCTCGACGGTGGGTTCGTGTTCGACGAAGTCGGAAACGACGGGAAGCTCAAGTCGGCCGATGCCGGCGACGCTGCCCGGACGCTCCAGGCGAAGACCTACGGACGCATGTCGAGTATCACGCGGACCGACATTATCAACGACGACCTCGGGGCTCTGACGGCGGTTCCCCGCCGGCTCGGTCGCGGTGCCGCGTTGAAGTTCAACTCGGTCTTCTGGACGGCGTTCGAGCTGGCAAACTCGAGCTATTTCCAGGGTGCGACGGCAGGTGCCGGCAACGCTCTGGCGATCGGCTCGGTCGAGACGGCCTACGGGGCCTATCGGTCGCTCACCGACCCGGATTCGATTCCCCTCGGCATCACGCCGAAGATCCTGCTCGTGCCGGTGGGGCTGCGGATCACGGCGGACAAGATCCAGACGGGCAACACGCTCCTCGCGTCGTCGCTCGGCTCGACTTCCGGCAAGGTGCTCGAGCCCCAGGCGAACGTCCTCGCCGGGAAGTTCATCATCGTCGATTCTGCCTACCTCACCTCGTCTTCGACGTGGTGGCTGCTGGCCGACCCGGCGGATCTCCCGACGATGGAAGTCGGATTCCTCAACGGTCAGCGTCAGCCGACCGTCGAGCAGGCGGAGGCCGACTTCGACACGCTCGGCATCCAGGTCCGCGGTTACTTCGACTTCGGCGTGAGCAAGGCCGAGAGCCGCGCTTGCTATCGCATGGCAACTGCCTGATCCGAGCCAGCGTAATCCGTGCCCGGCGGGCCTGGGATGTCCAGGCCCGCCGGGGTGACGCTCAACCAAATCATCCACAGTAGAGGTTCAGAATCATGGCGACTCTCAAGAGCGAATCGGGTGTCTGGGATTACACGCCGACGACAGCCAAGGCGGTCGGCGATGTGGTCATTCTCGGAAAGATCGTCGGCGTCGTCTGTCGGCCGATCGCGGCTAACACCAAGGGTGCGTTGACCACCGACGGAATCTTCACGTTCGACAAGGTGACCGGCGGGGCTTTGACCGCTGGTGCCGTGGCCTACCTTCACAGCAACCTGAAGGTGACGGGCTCCGCGACCACGACCGGCATTGCCGGCATTGTCGCTGTCGATGCGGCCGCCGGTGACACGACGGTGGATGTCGATATCAACCACGGGTCGATGTACGACCTTAACGTTACCGGCCCTGCCTGACGTTTATCCCGCAAGCCGTCGGCGGTCGCTCCTCCTCGAGCACCGCCGGCGGTCTTGTGACTGCGAGGTGACCGATGGCCGACATGCTCTCCGACGGTGCCTCGTGGCTCGCTGACCAGTTCGCGGGGTCGGCCTCGTTCACGGTCGCCTACAAGCGGGGGGCAAACTCGTCGCAATGTCTGGCGACGATCGGCAAGAGCACGTTCGAGTCGAGCGGCCAGAACGGTGTCACGGAGCAGTGGGAGTCACGGGACTACATCGTCAAGACGGCGGATCTGCCGTACGGGCAGCCGCTGCGTGGCGACCTGATCGTCGAGGACATCGGCGGAACGTCGGTTTTCTATGAGGTGACCGCGCCGAGGGGCGTGCCGCTGTTCCACTACGGCGACGCCTTTCAGAATCTTGTCCGGGTCCACACAAAGCAGTCGGACAAGGATCAGACGTTCATCATCACCGACCAGGGCGAAGAGATCGTTGTCCCGCTGACCGCTCAAGGCTGACATCATGCCGCTCTTCAAGCGCGTCGATCAGTTGCCAGCGGCGACCGGCGTTACGGGCACGGATTTCATCATCCTGTCGCGGCCGTCTGGTCCGACGGGAACGGCCGGCACGCGGGCCGCGACGCTATCGCAGCTCCTGACGTTTCTTAACACCAACGGCGGGGCCACCGGCCCCACGGGCAGCTCTGGGGCCGCGTCGACGGTGACCGGCCCGACGGGCGTGGCTGGTGCGGCCGGGAGCAACGGCAGCAACGGCGCTGCCGGGAGCAACGGCGCGGCCGGGGCGACGGGGCCGACCGGCGTGGCTGGTTCCGCAGGTGCGAACGGCGCGGCGTCGACTGTCACTGGTCCGACCGGCGCGGCGGGAGCCGCGGGCAGCAACGGCAGCAACGGCACGAACGGCACGAACGGCACGAACGGCAGCGCGGGTGCGGCTGGAGCCACCGGCGCGACTGGCCCGACTGGCATCGTTTTTAGTTATGGCACGGCCGCACCGACCGGCGGAAACGCTGGCGATTTGTACCTACGCTACTCGTGAGGCTGACGACCATGCCACTACGCGACCTCGCCGCGAAAATTACCGAACCGCAGTACGCCGGGCTCACCGACCAACTCCTGGCCGACGCGGTCAACTCTCTCCGCGTCTCCGTTCGCCGCCCGGTGCCGACCTGGCTGGTGCGTCAGACCGCAATCGAAGGCGGCTATTGGCCCGCGCTGATCGAGGCCCGCGAGACGGGAGCGAATCCGGTCAGGGCTCTGGCAATCACCGTCCTGGCATGGGTCGACGATCAATCGGGCACGATCCAGACCGTCGACATGGACCGACCCG